GTTAGACGTCCACAACCACACGCGCAAACAGGCGGAATTCCATTATATTCAGTTTGTAATCTGTAGTCGTCCCACGTTATTTTATGATCAAGTCTAACGTGTGTTCTAAGTTTATAGTGCGATGTCAGAATTTTTTCACACAATAAACATTTCGCAGGTAATGTTGCCATATTGGATTATATGATATAGAATAAAGGTTGTAGATAATACTTATTTTTAATGACAACGTTTGCTCAAACAGTCAATCCCTGTCCTTTTGGATTTTTCTCCACAGATCCAGCATTTATTTCAGACGCTGACGGGATGGCAACGTTTGTATTAAGGCGGCTTGGCGCAGACGTGCTCAGCGTCGAGCTGTCAAAAAAAGAAATTTGGGCATGCTTCGAAGAGGCCACACTTGAGTACGGCCGCCTCGTCAACGAAATGCGTGCACAGTCCGAACTCGTCAATGTGCTTGGAATGCCAACGGGCTCAACTGACTTAACTAACACGTACCTGCGTCCGACGATGGAATATCTGTTCAGACTCGCAGATCCATACGCAACGGCTGCAGGCGTCGGTGGAAACTACGACGCAACGCTCGGGTACATAAATCTAAGGCCTGGCGTTCAAGACTACAGCCTCTATGATGACCTGTACAATGCTGAGGTATCACCTGCACAGTTGATGTACAACACGCAGGAGTCTGGATCGCGTGGTAAAATAACCGTGCAGGAGGTGTTTCACTTTGAGCCATTTGCTGCACAACAGTTCTTGCTGAACGCGTCTAACGTTACCAATTTTTTGGCGTCGAACTTCAACTACGAGAGCTACGTCAACAGCACGATATTCTACGTGTTGCCGGTGTTCGAGGACGTGTTGCGAAGGCAGATGTTAGAGACGGCGTTCAGAGTTAGACGCAGTAATTATTCGTGGGAAATAATTGGAAGCAAGATACGGCTGTACCCGATTCCCGTCAGTGACTCACAAATGGGCAAAGTTTACATCAAGGTGTTCAACGGGCAAATGAATTCGTTGAATAGCTCGATAGGTGGAAATCAGGGTGGAGACGACACGATTTATGGGATTAATGGACCGGCGAACGCACCGTATTCAATAGTTATGTACTCGAACATAACGAGCCCAGGAAGACAGTGGATCCGCGAGTACACGTTGGCAACCTGCCGCGAAACGTTGGGACTTACTCGCAGTAAGTTCAGTACGTTGCCGATACCGGGAGATAATGTAACGTTGAATGGGAATGAATTAATAACACAAGGCAGAGAAGATCAGACAAGACTTAGAGATAAACTTGTCGAGTGGTTACTTAACTTCACGACACAAAAACTCCTCGAGCAACAATCTTCAATAGCAACGTCAATGCAACTTTTACTAAAAGCTATCCCATTTCCTGGGGGCGGAATTAAAATATTTTAATTTTTGTACGTGTGAAAATTATTTGATTACGTTTCTACCATAATGGATACGTTACTTGAGAAATATGTCGAGACTATAAACTATTGGAAAGTGAATAAGGCTGAAATAAAAGGAAATCATCCAGGATATCAATCACATCATGCAATTCCTGAGTGTTTTCAAAAAATTAAACCCGAATTCAAGAATGAAATTACGTTTGAACTTGAAAAACTATATTCATTGAAAGAAACAGTTCTTGTTCCTGATCATGTTCACTTTGAACTTCACATGCTTCTTGCAAACATGTTTCCTGAGCGATCTCAGGAATGGTTCAAGGTGTCACATGCATTGGGATGGTTCATGGGAAAACGAGCCGGTCGACACGATGTCACGCCTGAAGAACATGAAGCCGCAAGAATATTGAAAAGCAAAGCACAATCTACAGTTAAAGGACGTAAACACACAAAAGAAGCACGACAAAACATGAGTGCCGCTCAAAATCGTCCCGAAGTAAAAGCTGCACGTGACGAAAGAAATGCAAGGCCAGAAGTTAGAAAACATCAACATGATGTTCAAACGGGATTAAAAAGATCGGATGAAACACGTCATAATACAAGTCTTTCTTTAATACATTCATATTCAACAACAAAACGACGTGATAAAATTTCAGGTGAAAATAGCAAAAATGCGCGAGCAGTTAATCAATACACACTCGACATGCAATTTATTGAACAATTTCCACTTGTAAAATTTGCTGCAAATAAAACAGGCATTGATAAAAATGGAATATGCGCGTGTTGTCAACGAAGATATAAACAAGCAGGCGGGTTTATTTGGCGATATGCAGATGATCCTGATCCTGATTTTTGGGATGGTCGTAAAATTACTGTTCCACAACGTTCACGTGCACAAGCAGTGAATTGTTATTCAAGTGATTTTATTTTTATCAAAAATTACGTATCAACCAATGATGCAGCAAATGATCAAAACGTAACAGCGATCATAATTCGTAATAGATGTTTGGATAAAACTTTGTTAAATGGATTTTTCTTTCGTTTTGCAGAAGATCCCGATCAGCCCTCAGAACACATTGTCCCTCGTAAGTCGAAGAACAGTGTATAACTTTTGAGAATGTGTTATAGTTGTTCACATGAACAAGCGCGCTATAGCACTTCTCGTTTCCATAAACTCAATTGCGTGTGCTCAATCTACAATTCCTCATGCATTTCTGCCCGAAGGTTTCAACGACGATGAAATAGCAGTGTTGAAAGACGCTGCAAACGAGTGGGTGACAAGATCAAACGGTAAATGTCAACTAATGATAACTGAAAATTGTGACAACGACACATGCAGCGTAGTGCGAAATGAAGCACCTGATCAAAGCAATCGCTCACCGGGCGCAGATTATAACATTGGTGATTGCTTTGCTTACAAAGCGTATGGTGGGATCACCGTAAAGGAACAATGTTCAGAGCACACAGATGCTGATCGTTTCGTCATCAACGTTCAATCAGGTCCAGATCTACATCGAATTGTTTTGCACGAGTTTGGACATGTTTTGGGAGCAGGACACATTGCTGAGGGAAACGTGATGCAAGCAGTTGAATCATCGAACTCGCCCACTGAATTAACTGATGAAGACTTGGCTGCAACAAAGTGCGATTAGTGTAAATTTTTTGAGAATGTGTTATACTAAGATCATGAATAAAAATGTGTTCCCGTTGATTGGATTTCTAATCACAAACGCTTGTGCATCAGCGACTGTGCCTCACGCGTTCAGGGCCATTGGATTTACCGAAAACGAAATAACAATTCTTGAACGCGCAGCGAGTGAGTGGTCGATTGCCTCAAATGGTAAGTACAATCTGATGATTGTTGACGCAAACGGATGTGATGAAGACACGTGTTCTACAATTCACATTGTCGACAAGATCACAAACAAGTCAAAAATCGTTGGGATAACTGTTGAAAATTTAGATGCAGGTTATGCAGTCGGAATAACAGACGCAAAGAACGATGACTTGGGAGTTCGCACTGAAAATGACAAAGTCACTGCTGATGCCGAGCTGTACGATGTTCAAATTTTGAACATGCGCTCCGGTAACTTGCGAACGTGTGCATGGGGAGAAAATGACGGGTGGGACGAAGTGTTGTTTAGGGTGTCGATGCACGAGTTTGGACACGTTCTCGGAAAGAAGCACATCAACAAACCATGGAACGTAATGTCAAAGTACTGCAGCACGAATGCAAATTCACCGACTGAAGCAGATTTGACTGATTAAAGTGTAAATTTTAGCTCCCACAAATTACTATCTTACACATGATAAAGACAATCACATCAGCGTTCGCAGTTCTAACACTTCTAATCGCGTGCAGTGCCACGTCAGTAAACTACGATCAACTTGACGCAAGCGCCGCAAAGAACGTGAAGGTGTGTTGTTGTGCGAGTAACGTTCACTCAACGATAGGTGCAACATCTGACGATGATTGCGAGGCTTCGTGCAAAGCGTCTGATCATATGAACATAAGGTGGGAGTTCATTGACAGCGTTGACACGTGGGATGAGTACAACGATCACTTTGATACAAACGTAGCACGGTGTAAAGCAGATACGGGAGTATAATTAAGATAGTAAACTCGCCATGCCTCTCGCCGGGACCTGAAATCTCGTAGAAGCACACTTTGGCGAGTGTTTAAATAGCTTATACCCGTCGGGCTTTGTAACACGGCGGGTTTTTATTTTAATCTCTCGTTGTGATGACATAGTTATTTACATGGCCAATCACAAGTACGGGTGCATTCGAGACACACATGATACACGAGATTTAATACAATCTGCAACGCTTCCAGAACACGTTGCAATGTTCGCTCGCAACATCGGAGTGAAGCTTGGGTTAACGGCACCGAAGACTGTTGACTTGCGATCTAAATTTACCGAAGTGTTTGACCAAGGTCAAATTGGGTCATGTACAGGAAATGGAATTTCAGCGCTTCTTGCTTTTGTTTATGCAATGGAGAAGTTAAAAGTTTTCATTCCATCGCGATTGTTCATATACTACAATGAGCGAGAAATTGAACACACAGTTAATTCTGACGATGGTGCTCAAATTAGAGATGGCATCAAATCCGTTGCAAAACAAGGTGTGTGTGATGAGGTGAAGTGGCCGTACGTTGAGAACAAGTTCAAAATTAAACCTCCGATCGCCTGTTACAATGAGGCGTCACAACACGTCGCAATTCAGTACTATCGCATAGACAACAAGTCGTTGAACAGCATGAAAGCGTGTTTAGACGCGAATGCGTGTATTGTCTTTGGTATCACGTTGTACGAGAGCTTCGAAAAGGGTGATTGGACAGAGACTACGTGCATGATGCCATTTCCGAACGTGAAGAACGAAGAGGAAGTTGGAGGACATTGCATGGTCGTCGTGGGATATTCTGATATCAAGAAAGCTTTTCTTGTGAGGAATTCATGGGGCAAAGATTGGTGTAAGAAAGAGGGAGGTTATTTCTGGCTCCCATACTCAATCATGACAAGTGACATGGTGAGCGATTGTTGGACAATCACTGTCGCGAAGTGAAAAATATTCACTTGAGTTATAAGACGTTTTTATTCACTACGTGATTAGTAATCTTTATTTGTTCTTACGTTTATTGTGAAATTCTTTAATTGTAACGCATTTGCAAGTCTTGTTGCAAACCAACGTAAATGCGTAACACGCATTCGTATTTTTGACATTTTTTGTTTTGCTTCGTCTGAATGAGTTTTACCAAACATCCCGTTATTTTCACCATCTGATGCTTTTTTGCGTTTTGCTTTTGTTTCAGGCGTTTTATTTGTTATTTGTAAAGTCATAACGCGTTTTTCTTGATACTCAGGATTTTTACAAAGTTCTTTTTGTCTTTCACTTTTTGCTTGTTTTACTTCAGGACGATTTTGCGCAATTAGTTGTGCATCGCTTAAATTTTGACGTGTTTCTTCTGAAATTGGTGGACGATGTTTTGCACCTTCGCGCATCGCGGCACAATGTTCAGGTGATTTTGGTATTCCTACGTGTATATTGTGAAGCAACAATTTTTGTTCAGGTCGATTTTGTGCTTCTACGAAATGTGCAATTGATTGTGGTGTGTGTTTACCACCTTTAAACGTGCTACCACCAAATCCTCCTGGCGATGAATTGTAACCGTTACGATGAGTGTCATATTTTGCAATCATTTCTATTTCATATTTTGCGGCGTCTTCTTTTGTTTCGAAATGTCCAAGAATAGTGTGTTCCCAATCATCAATGCCATGTTCACACAGTGCAATTGAAATTTTCCAACGTTTACCAGTGGCAGCACATGTAAGATGTTCTTCCCAACGTTTTTCCATTGTTTTTGATGTGTATCCGATATATGATTTATTCGTTATCGTACATGTGTGTTTGTAGACGAGAAATTTATAATTCTTAGGTAACGTTTTTTTCATATATTAATATTAATAAATGTTTTGTGAGTGTATAAAAACTAGTTATTAAAAATGTCAAGATTATTTGTTGGGCAAAAAGAAATTAATTTTCTTTCAGATATTACCAAAGAGGTCACACGTGATGTTGTGGGAACAGAAATAATATATTATCCCATCAACGAACTCAAAACAAAAACGCACGGTATCTATAATGAGAGTTCTGCTAAAATTTTCGATCACCCAATCCGCATTGCGGCTCTCGTCGACACGTCAAACCAACAACCCACAACGACTGGTAAATTTGGTGTCGACGCACACTGGACTATCGAAGTTTTCATTCAGTACAGAGACTTGTTAGACAGGGGAATAAATTGTAACATTGGCGACATGTTTTCGTTCTCAGACGTCTTTTACGTTGTTTCGGACAAAATAGCACTGAAAAATTCGTTTGGGTTGCCCGAATATCGTAATTCAATAAAGATATCAGGTACGAAAGCTCGTGAGACTGAGTTCCAGGCGCTCATTCAGGGGCCGACTGATGAGAAATATCTTGATAAAGATGCCGTGCAAACGACTTTTGTTCAGGAGAGAGGTTTCTCCGAGAATTCACAAGGTAAAACAGGCGACAAACGTGCACTAATTGAAAATGGCGTGCTTGAATTACCCGAAAATGGCCCGCGCGAAGTTTCGCCGAGAGGTAACGATGAAGACACGGGTAGTTCATTTTACGCTGATTAGTGTACGAAAGTTATAACGTAGCTTAGTATTTTTACATGGCAAAAATTAAACTACGAATTCAGTCAAATCTCGATCTCAAACTCGCAAATAATCCCATGCTAAAAAGCATGGGAAATTGTATTGAACTTGATGTACCTGAAACTGAAACAGGCAAAGAATTGTTTTTGTGTGTTACATCGCAAGGCGTGGCAATTGATATACCAAATGATGAGGGATATGATATTTTGATGCTTGCGTGTCCTAAGTCTGGTGGAAAACTTGCTATTGTGAGCGAATGAAAACATGATTGACGACGATAAACCTATCCCACATCGATCAAAAAAGGATCGCAAAAAGTGGTGTAAGGGAAAGCCTGGCATTGAACACGTGCTCAAGTGCATGCCTTACGTCGGTGCGTACAACGAAAGTCATCCCATTTGGCGTGAGCTCGTCTGCGTCAAATGTGGGAAGAGATTGGATTTTTATTTCCCACTGTCAGCGCTTGTACGCGTTGAAGATCGTGGTTGCGTGTACAATGAAAAGAAACCTGATTGGGTAGATTGTTGAGGAGGTATGTACGTTCCAAAACATTTACTGAGAATACTTCGACGAGATTGGGATAGGCGTTATAATGATCTTGAGACACACATGCTTAATGTGTTGAGCTGTGGACAAATGATAACGATTTATCGACAACTGAATTTGATCAGATAATGCGTAGAGTTAAACGTATTAGACGTCGTTTGTTACAAGCCGATAGATTGACGAACCCGTACTAAACGAGCAATTTGTTCTTCTTTACTTCTGTTATAATCTCATCTCGCTTTGTCTGATCAGCAAGTACAATCGCGGCGTCTTTTAACACGTTTGGATTATAAGCGCGCCAGCTATCACCGTGGCCAATGAACAAGTGACACTCCTTTTCGTGCTGCATGCACAGCGTGATCAAGTTGTTCTCGTCAAGTTCAAGCTCGGGATGTAAGTGGAACGGATGCATGTGGTGAACTTGTAGCTTTTCTGTTACTCCACATGCCACACACGTCTTGTTTTTTGACACAAAGTCATGTTCGACCTTGTGCCACTCAGGTGAACGTGCAGACGTTGTTTTTTCAAATGTAGTTTTCTCTTGTAAATGTTGTTCAACGTTTGACATAGTTATTATTTAATTATGCCCACTCGTCAGACAGCGTCTTGTTACCAAAAGAGTTTGTTTTCTGTACCCCCGTTGCCAACGGGATATTCGGCAACGCCGAGCGACTTGTTCATTTCACCCGTTGGAATTGAAGATGTAGACAAGGCGTTATTCAACCTCTTTAACAAAGAGATTGGATTTCAAGTTTCCGGTGACGACGTTGATGGTGCAAAAAAGTTGAGCGTCGTGTTTCAAGCAGGTGAAAAGTGGGCGTTGATGAAA